AGATTTATCTAGGTGACCATCTAGGAATGAGTCGATAACGCCGTTGCGGTGGCGACGGATACCTTCACGCTGTTGGTTTACTGCATCATCGAACTGCTCAAGAGACAGTTGGTTACCTTCACGCCAAGAACGCTTAAAGCCGTTTTGGTTGATAGGGATGATGTATTTGTCAGTGTCGTAATCGACGTTATCGTATTCGCTACCCTTCTCACCCGCCATTGACTGAGTGAAGAAACCAGCGTCAGATGCACGAGCGTTTTCTAGAACTGTACGACCAATCGCAATAGAGCGCGATAGTGGCATCAGGTCATTAAGAATAACGTCACCTTCATCTAGGCGGAATTGAGCAACAGTTTGGTTATCGAATTCACGGAACAAATCCGCAGGGCGACGACCTGAGTTAAACACAGAACCTTTCGCAGCGTTAGCTTGGATAGGTAGTGCCAATGGACCTTTAAACCAGTGCTCAGGTAGTGCGCGGTTATTCGCGTTAAAGCGACGGTGGGCGTTAAGCTCTTCAAACTGAGAGTTCATAACCGCCGATTGACCAGGGTTGTTAGTCCCGTCATTTACAAAAATCATAGACATGGTTAGATACCTCTCGCACGTACTAAGCCATCAGCAGTGACGTTAATCACTTCATCAGCAATGAGTTTAATTTGCTCTGTACCATCAGTTACAGCAATCTTGAATTCGCCACCTGTATTAGATGAAAGACCAGTACCACGCAATGTGATGTTATTACCGGTATTCACTCGAACGTTGACGTAATCATCAGGGCGAACTTGACGGGCGATCATGGTTTGGTCTTCTGTCCATGCATCGTCTACAGTGCCAGCTTGAATGAAGTCATAGTCAGCAACTAAAAGCTGAGCACCGAACACAGTGGCAGCTTGGGTTGATTTACGGAAACCGATTGTACCGCCTACGTTAGCAATCTCTACAAGCATACCCGGCAGGATATCCGCTTCTAGTGCAATTGCCTCTTGGGTTTTTGCAGGGCACGAATCAGTAAAGATTGTGCGTTTTCCTCGTTCAGCCATATCTTAGCCCTTACTTAGTTTGTTCAAGTGTAGGCATAGACATGTCGCCATAGCCGTCGTCTTTTGCGTTGTTAGTCACTGCTGTACCAGTTTGACCAACATTAAAATTAGTGTAACCATTTGCAGCAGCTAGCGATTCTAGGGCTTCTAGGGGCATAGCTTCAGCAACTTCTTTGGTCATACCTTTAACTGAGTTAACTACCATATCAACGTAACCGGACTTTTTAGCCGCTTCGTTTGCGTTGTTAGCAGTTTTGAGTTGTTCAATTTCTTTAAGTAACGGCTCGTTAGCTTCAGAAATGGAGTTGGCGATAAGAGTAGCAAGGCTGGTCTCGTTAGCGTTGGGCTTCATATCTTTGTTAGCTTCAGAAATGGAGTTGGCGATAAGAGTAGCAAGATCAGAATCGGCAGAGTTGCCTTTCATCTTCTTCTTGTCTTTCGTCTCATCATCTTCCATGTCATCTTCGGCATTCTGCTTCTTAGTCATGTTCTTCTTGATCATGTTTTCGTATGCAGTCTCCATGTCGTCTTCAGACATGTTATCCACTTCTTCTTGTTTGTAGCCGTTTTCTTTTAGCTTCTTCATGATACGATTTTTCATTTTCGCATTTCCTTCACTTTGATTAACCACGGCTACGCCGTCACTGTCTGAATTAGTATTATAACCTTTATCTAAGCCAATAACACCTAGGAAGGCGCTCATCGCTTTTTTGAGTAACCCTTCATCTAAAGCGTTGTTTGCATTACCAGAGCCTTGCTCGTCGTATCTAGCCTTGTAATGACCAATAACAGTTCGAGCCTTGTCCTTTTCATCTTCGGTAATCTGCGCTTCTAGAATCTGTTTTTCTGCTGTAATGATAGCATTGTAATTCACCATCGGTTTTCCGTTGATGATATCAGCAATAGGGAACATGTAACCATCGAAGTTATCTGAACGCTCTCGGTCGTAGTAGGCGAAGAACTTGCGATAGTTGGTTGATGGCATGTTACCTGAATTAGTAAAGCCTTTAATTCGGCTCACTGCGTTATCTTCAGAGTATGGAGTTTCACGATTAGCCATAGGTAGAGACATCGATGCGGCTACGTCATTAGCGACAAATGTGGATAAGTCCATCTTGTTGCCTTTCTCGTCCATTGCTGCATTAGCGTGAATGCCGACGCCTTCGTTTGATTGTTTAGCACCAGGTGAGATAGGAAGTAGAGCGGAATGATCCATACTTAGGTTTCGAGCCACCTTACTGTATTCATTACCATCCGGTGCAAACTTAGGCTTAGGAATATCTTCAATGTCCAGATAAAACCCAGTACTCATATCCAAGTCAGTATTGCGCTTAATCGCGTTGATGATGGTCTCACCTTGCGGATGGTTAAATGCCACAGAAGGATTAATTGCCATATCAGAGATGAGTTTGTCATTACGGATAGAGAAGTTATAAGCAAACGCACCAACTAAGTGGTCGATGTGTGATAGCGGGTCAGTAGCACTCATGTGCGCACCATCGCGATCGACTGGATGCTCTGCTGGCATAATGATTCTACGGTTCTGTAGGTTAGCGGATAGTTTCTCCATTTCCTCCATAGGATAGAAAATACCATTCATTACAGAGTCACCAATCATGTGACAGACATCTTTAACGATCAGATGGTCAACACCGTTTATCTTTTGGGTGCTAACTTTATCTGCGTTAGTCATAAGCTGTGATGTAAAGTTCAACCTCATGTTGTTTTTACCCTTCTTGTCTGCTGATTCCATTTGTTTAACGATTTTTCTAGACCACGAAAAGCCAGCGTCACCACCCCAGCCTAACCAAGCTTGTTCGCCTTTGCTGCTTCCTTCTTTCCATGATTTGGATGATTTGTCCACTTCATGACGAGAGAAGAAACTATACATTCTCTTTACTGTATCTGGCGATAAGGTCTCACGAGCTATTAACTGGTTAGCCCTAGCAAGACCCACAGATGTCATTCCCTTATTAGAGCTTGGCTGCTTATCTCGCATTTCCAAGCCTCGTTTAGCTTCCTTTGCCATTGACTCTGTAGGCTTGAAGTTAATGTGTGAATACTTGCTCATGCTATTACCTTATTCGGCTTTAATGGCTGACGCTTTACCATGCAGAGTGCCTAACTGAAATATCTTATCAACCGCTTCGCCCATCAATAATTTACACTGCACCGGTCTTCCTGTGTCTTTACAGATGCCAACCATTGAAGCTTTAAGGTTATCCTTTGACTTGGCTGACTCAACCATAATGTCACTTGGCGTCATCGAATCGGCTGCAATTGTGCTAAATGATAATAGTGCTGTAATTAATAAAACTTTCATGGTCAGACTTCCTGTTCATGCGTCGCCCTCCATGGCATTTAATCGTTTACTATTTAAACATGGTTACATTATACACCTATATTGCAGCCAACAAAAAAAACCCTCATTGAGAGGGCTTTTCTTTACCTAGACTTACTCGCCAGCAGGGAAGATAACAGACCATCGATCTTCAGCCAGACCGACCGCCTCCTTTGCCTTGCTTTGTATGTTGTGGTTCTGATTAAGCTCTGCCCAAGCGTCACCAAATGCTGTGTATTTTGTTTCGTCATCCTGAACGAATTCATGCGCCGTAGAAAATGCAATTGCATCGTTATTTAGCAGTTTAAGTAACTTGTATCGAATAGATGTATCCATGTTTATTTCCTTCCAGTGATTATAGTTAAGCGGCTTTGGTGCCTAAATACTTTTTCTTTTGGTTCTTAAGGTCATTGACGATATTAATATTAATAACATCACCTGTTTTCTTACGAACCAAGACCTCTACTTGAGCGCAAAGACAATTGATTGCATTCCCACCTACAGAATAGAACTCTCTAATCTCAGTTGTATTATACACCTCTCCATGGCGCTGTGCATGTGTGCGTCTTGTTGTTGCTGTTAAAGCTGAATACCAAAGCATGCGAGTAACGAATCCGCTATCCTTCCATACTGTATCGTTTAGCTCGTCAGTCTCGCTCCAATAAGCAGTGCGGTATGCGTTGTTAATTTCTGTGCGGGCGATCCGTTCAGCTCTCGACTTGCTAACACCCAACCTTTCACGAATGTCTGATTTAATCCGGTTAATACCATGACCCGCAGCCATGCCACGACCGAGAGTGCTGCCAAGGTCGCGCTTCATATCATCAGAGAAACCCTTCATTTCCTCAAATAATCGATTCTTAACTAGATTGACGCGGGTTTGGTAACCTGGTGACATCAGCACAAAGTCAGCCTGCAACCCTCGAATCTGTCTTGATAAGTCAGCGCCAACAGCATCAGCACTAGCCAGGTTCATGGTTGATTGAAGTGCTTGCTCTGTTGCTCTTTCGTATTGCTCTTCAACGTAGGGATTCATAAACCACAAATCACTAAACGCCCCGTTACTGGTGCCTAGTATTTCATCATAGATAAGTTGTTGCAGATAAGTACCAATGTCCTGAAGCCCTGTCGCATCAACTAGGTACTTGTACTGGTATGACTGGCTACCAATGTTATTAAGGGCTACGCGCTCTCTTGGTATCTGTTCTATTCGCTTAGATAACTTTGAATAGATGTTTTGCAGTCGCTTATCGATCTGCTTGTAGGAAGCAATAACCCGGTTCATTGCTCCAACCGGGTCACGCTTATCAGTAGGCAGAACAGGCTTAAGGCTCTTGACTTTCATCGCCTTCACCTCTGCTTAGGTAATTCTCAACGCCTGCTTCATCTTCGTCTAGTGCCTCGTCATAACCTGCAGCTTTGCGAAGCTCCATATCACTAAACACTTTTCCGCCACCAGCTTTGAATGACTTCTCATTAGTAGATGCCATCTTATCCGCTAACTCTAACTTATCCCCTGCAGAAGGGTCTGTCATATCGGGCCAAGTAACAATAATCTCATCATCAGGAGCAGTAAGAAGACCTGCATTAATTAGATGCTCAAGGAAAGACACGATCATATCGGTGCCTTCATTCTCACGACGGTCATTAACACGCTGACCACTCATCACCTTGTCTTGGTCCGTTGCCATCTTGCCGGTTTGCTGCCCGAACATTTCCGTTTCTGGTAAGCCTTCATAGATAGCAATCATTTGCTTCTGCATCTTAAACACTGGTTCAGGGTCAGACAGTGTTGAGTTAAGTGTTTGAACTTCCATGCCGTGAGTGGTAAGCATGTTATCAAAGCCTTCAGAGAAGTCGTCAACACTCTCTTCGAATGCATCTAGCTCATCGTCACTTAGCCCATTAGTTGCCACTTCGTTGTTAATGTTCAGTACAGTTCTTTGCTTGGCGTTCTTATACAGACCTTCAGCAGCAGCGGCAGACGTCTTTTCCATATCCAGAAGGGTATTGAAGATTGCCTCTAAGTGAGGAATACCAAAGATAGTCCCATCATCCGCACCTTCACCCCATGCAAATGCACGGGTCCAGTGGATAACATCATCACTATGCTCTAGCGGAGACATTGAGCCAGGTACGTATGATTGATATTCGAAGTGAGTAGGGTTTCCATACCGATCGCTACCCAAATCTGTCTCAATATGTGACGGGTTGATTGATAACTGAGACTCAAACAAAGGAGTTAGCTTGGTAATGGACTTAACGCCAACCGCTTTAATTGGGAATTGACGATCCTGTATCAATGTTTCCTTAACACCAATAAATATCCCACCATAACGACCAACGCGTTGACGACGATCAAAACCTTTAAGCACACGGAACAGTTTGAACTTCTTGATTAGGTATTCGACTTCCTTCTCAAACTTAGTGCGCGGCTTACCATTACTCTTCGCCTTCTCATCATCGCTTAGCTCACCATCGGTAATCTCTGGCTTATCCTGCCAGGTCTTATTCACCATCAGATTAATACAAGCATTAGCCACACCATTACGGCGGTGCATGTTCCAATGATCTTCGAAGTAAACAATCTCAGGGTAGCCAGCTACATCCCAAACACTACGCTTAAGGTTTGCATTGTGTGAGCGACCCGTTAGGAAGTACCCATAATTTGATGAGTTAAACAAAGCACCAGAACGAGCGGTAAGATCGCGAGCTCTATCATTGCCCGAACCTCGGTTGCTAACCACATTCTTTGCAATGCTTCTCTCATGTGCGTTTTGCTTAATGCTGTTTACGATAGCTTCATTTACTGCATAACTGGCTCTGCTTCTTGCTGGCTTCAGCCCATATGCTGGTGGGTTATTCGGTTTCATTGAGTAGTTCCTCTAAAAACATGTCGATATTATAACTCACTATCGTCTGCGTTTCTTTCTGGTAATAAGTCGTCTAGCTGCATGACTGGTGCCTGCATTTGTTTTAGCGAAAGCCATTATGAATGCGTCAGCTAAATCGGGTGATGGTACGCCACGTTTATCTAGGTCCTTCTTGCTTTCAACTTTCACACGTCCATTCTGGTCAAAGTCTTTCTGTGGTAGAGATAGCTCAGCCTTTAATCGTTCAAGGTCAGCAAGTCCAGAGCTTATACTAATTAACTCGTCATCTTCGTACTTAGTGCCATTCTTGATGGCGTCATAGGTATTTCGGAATCTATCAGCAACCATCCACCACGCTTGTGCTTTTAGGTTTGCAAACTGGTCTTTGTGCTTAATGCCTGGTTGGTAATCTCTATCTGAATCAACTAGGTCTTTACTACCTGCGTTAAACTTAGTGTATTCAATAGGGATGTAGCCATTGTCACAAGATCGGCTTTCGTTAATCTCTTTGAACTTAGAACCGGCACTAGCACCAACACCGATGCTATCGTAAATAATATTGGATTGATGCTTAAGGGCTAGATTGTATGCATTAGCACAAGACTTCAACAATTCATCAGGTTGAGCCTTCCACCATTCCATTTCGAACGCGACAGAGCCGTGAGCATAAACGGTTACACATCTATCGCCACCACTATCAGCGATATCGAAACCAACACGCTTGGAGCCGCTAACACCAAAGTCTAACTTAATGTGAGCATCAATAGCTGCTTCAATCCATCTAGGGTTAATAACTGCCAGTGCTGCATCAGAGATAGGCTCACCACCATAAACATGAGCAAACATGTCCGGGTCGGTTCTTTCCATAATCTCCATGTCATCAATGAGCTCTTGGGGAAACCAAGGGTTGTCTGTGTAGTTTATCTTCTTGACGATACAGTAAGGGTGACCATCTTTAACCCTAGGATATGGGCTATCAATAACAAATCTTTGGTGAGTATCGTCAAGGATGTGCTCTGGGTTGTACGAAACCCATATTTCAGAATGGTCTTTACGTAATGTAGGTATTAAGTGTTTCCATGACTCAGCGGTTACCTTGGCGGCTTCCTCTACCCATGCACAATCAAAGTTAGAGTAACCTTTAATCTTTTGCTGGTTACGGTGAAGACCTTCGAACTTAATCACGCCACCGGTTGATGATCGTATCTCTGACTTGTAGATATCAAACCACTGGTAAAGGTCACGCCTACCTATCTCCTCAATGAACTCTTGGTAAACAGAATCATCTAGTGACTTCATGATTTCACGAAAGCAAACAACCCGCCAACCAAAGCACATGACGTTATTAGTCAGGATGGTAACAAAGGTTCTAGTCTTAGCTGAACCACGACCACCGTAAGCAACTTTAAAGCGGGCAGGCTGAAGGTAATCTTCAAATGCTGGCGCTATCACACATTCATTCATTTCTTAATTGTGTAAGTTGGTGCTGGTGGTGCCATAGAGCCATCACTGGACGTGTGGTCCAATTCACGCTTATCGCTCATGTCAGTCACGTTCTTAGCCACAAAGATAGCAAAGGTCTTATCATAAGCCTGTACAAGCCCATTCTGAACGAGAATATCCTTCTGCAAGTCTTCCGCCATTTTTATAGCGTAGGAAAAGTCCTCATAATTATTAGCCCAATCAATCAAAGTTGAACGGTGTACGCCTATGCTAAATGCAAACCTTTCCTTGGTTGGCAGTGGAGTAGGAACCTTTATCGGATGCCCGTTCTTATCCATAGCAACAGTCTTATATGTTTCACCATCATCATTCTCAGCATCGACTTCGATAAACTCATAAGGTGGCTTATTAAAGAACTCGATTACTTGCTCACAGTATTCAGGCTTGTATTTAGAGGGTCTCCCCATCTTTGCTTGAGTAGTCATGTCATTACCTTCCATTGCGGTTTATGTTTGAATTATAACATGCATGAAAAAGCCCAGCACTATGGCGGGGCTTTGGTTTGTACTTTGCTGTGAATTTACGCCCCGCTCATCATTCGATAGGCTTCTAGCTTCCACATCTCTTCAAATGCATTTTCAAAACTAATCGACTCTCCGTCTTTCTGATTAAAGTTGCCATCATCTACACACACTGAAGGTTTTCCCACTTGCACAAATCCGTTGTCCATCATGATATAGCAGTGCATAAATCGCTTGCCAAACACTTCGGTTACTTTGTATTGAGTCTCTACAATGCGAGATTCAATAAGCTCCTTTGATACCGAGTTGGGCTTTCCTGTTGCTGCTGCTTCTTTTGCTTTCATTGTCTTACCTCCTACCTATTATTTAATAACTGAGTCTATCCAGTCTTGTATGTAATCTATGGAAATGCTTTGTTTGTTATGGCTAAATTAAAAACACTACCCACCAAGCGATTAGAGCCACTGTGGATAGCGTTAGCATCGCCGTAGAGTAGGCGTTAAATCCATACTTACTACCGTGGTGAATGTAGTCCTTTATGGTTAGCAATAAAAACAATGACACCGCGCTCATGATTATAACTACACTTAACCACGCCGCTGTCGCTGTGCTCATGTTGTTACCCCCGCTACTTCAACTTCTATTTCGATGAACTGCCACTCGTTAACGTGATAAGAGTAACGCAATGCCGTGTAATCCATAGCCAGTTGCTCAGAGTCTTGTGGGTGTGGGATGGTTTGATTTCTACTTGCGCAATATCCAATCCAGCGCTTTCCTTTTTCTGGTTTGATTCTTGATTGAGATTCTCCCTTCATGCACCACCAGCTCTCACTCCATTCTACTGGCTGATTTAAGTTGCACTTATCCCAAGTCGCACCATCAAGCGTTAGCTGAGACTCGCCGCCATTGAGAACATTAAGCACAGCCTCTTTGTGTTGTGGTAGGCATAGGAAATATTCAAACTCTTCACTAAATTCAATAAGAGATTGATTTTTCCTTTCCTGCCAAGGTAGGTCGCTAACCTTTGCAAATACAACCAAACCCATATCTGCAGCCTTAGCCACTATCATGTCGTAATGCCTATGTTTCATATCTATCCCCGTTACTTATCTTATCAAGTAGGCTTTCTAGCCTATCGTTAATGTTGTTGTATTTACTAGGTGTTAAATCACAGAGTCTTTCTATGTAGTCTTGATTGAAGCTTGAGTATATAAGCTCAATAGCTAAGGCTTCGTTATCAGTTAGGTTTTCTCTGTGGTGCTTTGCTAGTGGTATTAGTTCTTTGTAGTGTTCCATAGATGGCTCATTAGCTAAGCCATCCATTGCTTAGTTAGGTGTTATTTTATTGATACTTCAAAAGGGAATTGAGTTGCAGCGAAATACCACAAACCAATAATCACAGCCCCACCAAGAATATTAACAAGCAAGCCCATAGACTTTCCGCTAAATCCCATCGATACAATACTGCCAGCAATAAAGCAAAAGGTTACATAGCAAGATATTGCAACAAGCATTAACCATCCAAATATAGCCATTACTCTCCCCCCTCTTGGTTTAGTTTTGCTAGTAAACCCTTGGCGCTCTTTAGTGCTGCTGATTCAGTGTGAGCCTCTAAAAGACTGGCTGATAGTTGCTGTTCGTTTGATTCGCTAGTTTCAATTAGTGACTTCAAAGCACCCTTCAGCTCTGCTATCTCTTCTACCATGCCTGGTACATCTTGAAGCTTGCAGATAACAGTGTGAGAACCTCTTTCATTCTCAACCGTCACTAACTGGACTCCATTTACTTTTCCAACAATTATGTTTTTTGAATCACCCATCACTTACCCCGATATTATTTTTAATTGATTACTACAAGACTACGACTGTACATGCACTAATAAATACAGTTGTTATGATGAAGCCTGCTATGAGCTCTTTCACTTCTTTTGTTCCTTAATCCATTTATTAACCAAATCTGACACCTGTTCTTTTAATGGGTCAGGTATAACCATTCTGCTAGATTCCCAAGTGTTAGGTTTTCTTCCTGCACCTCTTGGGTTGTTAGTGGTCTTCTTTTTCATAACCCCTCCTTTTAATTAAATGTACTACTAATTAGATGCGTGGTCAATAAATTAATTCATTGGTTTTGCAATCCCGTGATTTAGACACAAAAAAACCCAATCAATTACGACTGGGCTTGTTTGGATGGTTACTGGAGGACTCGAACCGCCAACCTTTCACCTGTGGTGAGTGCTCTAACCTATTGAGCTAAGTAACCAATTTGGCATCCCTTGAGAGATTTGAACTCCCGACCACAAACTTAGAAGGTTCGTGCTCTTCCAACTGAGCTAAAGGGACGTTGTTTGGCGGAGCCACCAGCAATCAAATGTTCGGATAGAGACAAGATTGATAACTAGCCAGTAGCTCCATAATGGGTTCGATTGAGGGGTCTAAAAATTTTATGCCTATGAATCTAGGTAGATTAATAGAAGTAAATTAACCCTCAACCGAAAATAGATTTTAAAACACTTATTGCTTTCCTGCCACTGTTTCAGGCACTTCTTTTCGTCTAATGTTCCAAACGCTCTTTTTTGCATCAATACCAAGGCGAAACGATGAGTCTTTTTGAATTGGCACTATCATTACTTCTTCATCACCATCCAGGTAGAACGGCATGTTTAGCTGGCGTTTGATTTCTATTCGATTGATTCTAAGGTGAACGTAGTTTTTCTCTAGGTACATATAATCAATAGAATATGTACGACCGCTGACCTTGTTTTTGATTTCGGCACCTTGACCGGACTTCCTATGAAATACTAGCATCCTGCTTCCCCAGTAGTTACACAATCATGGCAAACAGATCGTGCTCATCTTCGCTAGAATCTGAATCACGCCCACGCTTACCCCCTTTACGACCGCCTTTGCGACCACCTCTTACTCTTGTTGTGTCAATGAATGTATTGCGACCGCTTCGACCTGTTCTGACCACACGATTAAAATCATCATTGTTACTGTCACTGTACGCATTGATGTTAGATGCAAAGTTCATGTGTGACATATACAAACACAAAGCAACGAGGAATAGAGACTTAAACTGTTTCTTTACATCGACTTCTTCTTTTTTCCATCTATCGCTAAGTATAGACAGGGCAATAAATTCGTCTCTGATGACTATTCTTTCGTTGATGCCCAGCCGTTCACCGATTTCAGAATAGTTTTCGCCATTGTGGACAGCTTTTACAATGTCCGATTGACGCTGTGTTAAGCCTAGAATACGCATTGTATCAAAGCTCTTAGGTCAGACAGTATGTCATTGATGCGCTCATACTTCTCTCTAGATGCTTTAGTTTTTAATTGCTGGGAAGCATCCAGAGCGGCGAATTCAATGTCGAAAGCCATTTCCATAGCATCATCAATAAAGTCTTTATCTAGGTAGTTCTCGCTAGCCTTATCTTGATTTTCTAGCCAGTGGTCAACTAAACGAATAGCTTGGTCGATAAGAATATCACCGCCATATTTTGCTTTGTAGTCTTCGTACTTACTACGCGCTGACTCTACAGATTCGACCACTGCAGAGCTTTCAATGACTGCTAATTTAGCCATGCTGCACCTTCCATTGTGAATATAATTTTAATTAAAAAGCGACTTGCCGTAGCCTGCCCCAATAGCTGATATAACACCCATCGAAATTACAGCTACGAAAAATAAAACGGGCCAATATTTTCGAATGAAGTCACGAGACGGCTTTTCTTCTGCTCGCTCTAGCT